CTCGGCGTACTCGCCGAGCGGCTTGTCGAATCCGATCGCTTCCGCGGCGGCGCCGAAGGCCTTCAAGCACTTCTGCAGGCACGCGCGCTCGATCTCAGTGGCATCGATCATGTCGGTCTCCGGAATGGGAATTCCCTGGGTGCGCGCGTTCTTCCAGCGGCCGTACAGGGCGTGAAAGGCGTCCTGGCAGCGGCGCGAGCAGAAGACCCAGTCCCAGGGGTGGTGGCGCGGATCGGTCGGATTGAAGCGGGTGTCGGCATGGCCGAACCCGCGTGCCTGTCGTTTGCAGACCCAGCATTTCAAGGACCCTCCTTAGCTCGCCCACGCGGGCTTGCCGGTGGGCGCGCGTGCCGGCGCGGCGGAGGTCGGTGCGGGGGAATGCGTCGGTGCCGCGGCGGCGCGCGCGGTGGGCGCGGACGGTGCGCCGTGCGTGCGAGTCGGCACGCCCATCAGGCGGGCGTAGTCGGGGTGGTCGGGCTCCACCGCGAGTTTCACCACGTTGCGGTCGCCGCCCTTGGCGTCCTTCTCGACGTCGACGCGGGCGAGGAACTCCAGGCCGTCGAGCTCGTGGAAACCGGCGATGCGGCGCGCGGCGACCGCCGGCGGCGAGTTGTCCTGCGGGTGCACGTTGCGTGCGCTGTTGAGCGCGGCCCGGAGGAAGCTGCGCCCCATCTGGCCCCAGGTCGGGCCCTTGGCCGAGTACAGACCGATGTTGCTCCACAGCTTGCGCTTGGCAAAATCGCCGCCGGTGACGACGAACTCGGCCGAGAGGTACACCGCGCCGGTCTCGAAGGACTGCGTGGCGTAGCCGCCCGTCCAGCCCTGCGCCGGCTCATCGAAGCCGCCCGGCTTGATGGTCATGCGCACCGGCACCAGAGTGCCCTTGGGAATCAGGTCGAAGCCGCTCTGGGTGTCGGCATCGTTGAAATCGTTCCAGCTCGAAGCGTTGGACGTGGTCATGAATTACTCCTTGGAAATGGCGGGGGCAGGCGAAGCGGTCGGCGCGGCATTCGCCGCGCACTTGGCGATCAGGGCGCCGAGGTCCGGCGGTTCGAGCAGATCGAGGCGACCGGAGCGGTCTTTGGCCGGGAAGCCGTAGGGGTTGAGCGTGTGGGTAACGAAGGCGCGGTAGGCGCTGCCGTCCTCGGCTTTGATCTCGGCGAGGGTTACGACTTCGTCGACGATCCCGGGCATCTGCAGGCCGGTCTTGCTGCCCTCAATCTGCGGCTCGAAGACCCTGCGGTTGTAGTCGTCGAGACGCTCGTCGAGGATCGCGACGAAGACCACATTTTTGCCGCGGGCGTGCTGCAGGTGGGTCAGTGCGCCGACCATTTCCTGGCCGAGCAGTCCGTAGGCCGCGCGCAGGTCGGGTTTTCCGGAGCGGTCGCTGATGGCGCCCGGCTGCGACTTGCACCAGGTGAAGCACAAGCGCGACATCTGCGTGATCGAGTCGACGAAGAAGGTCGCGTAGCGGTCGATCTGCGCGACGTCGCCGAACTGGCCGACGACGTGCTCGTAGTGCGCGACCGAGAACGCAGCCTCCGGCGGCAGCGAGCGATCAGGGCCCGCGAGGTAGACGAACAGGTCGCGGCACTCCGGCCAGGACGCCGGGCGGATGGTGTCGCCAGGCCAGTCGGCGACCGAGAGATCGCCGGCCTCGATGTCGATGAACAGCGTCGTCGACGGATCGAGATCGCGCAGGCGGGTGGTTTTGCCGATACCCGACTTGCCGAGCATCAGCAGCTTCACGCCCTTGCGCTCGGCCATGCGCTGCTGCGCGGAGATGATGGGGAGGCTCATGCGGCCTCCTTCAGCATCTCGGCGACCGCGGGATTCCAGAGGATCTGGTAGCCGCTGTGGCCGTTACGGGAGTACGGCATGGCTTCCGCCCAGGCCTCGCCGGCCTCGGTCAGCTCCCACTCGTCGCGCTCGTTGCGGATCTGCAGACCGTTGTCGAACAGCAGCCGGTTCGTCGCCTTGGGCGAGCGATTCAGCAGCTTGCCGAGTTGGGTGGCGTTCAAGGCGCACACGGGCTCGTTGGCCGCCGGCAGCGCACGCCGCAGCACCTCGGTGGTGATGCCGGTGTTCTCCTGGATGCAGGTCAGCATCGCTGCCGCGGCGATGCCCGCCTTGACGCCCGGCACCTTGGCGACGGCCTCGCCGATCAGCAGGATGGCGCTGACGCGGTCGTGGGTCGGCGCCGGAAGCGCGGTGAGTGCCGCACCTGCCGAGTACGCCCCCGACTTGCGGATCGCGGGCAGGACCTCGCTGGTCACCCAGCGCTTGAATCGCTTCGCGGAGTCCTTGGTGCTGCCGAGAATCAGCGCGTAGAGACCAGACTCGTTGACGTGGTTGGTGCGCTGCGCGCGGCCGAGCTTGTCGATGGCGTCCAGTTTCTGGACGTCATCCGAATCCACGTGCGACTCGATGGCCTGGCGCGGATTGCCGAAGTCCAGGACTGAGCAGACATCGCTGGCGTTGAACCACGGCAAGCCCGTGGCATCGACCTGGACGCGGACCGCGTGCGACTCGAAGCTGAAAGGAATGATCGCGCTCATGATTATCCCTCCAAATTCACGTCGATGACGCGATCAGCGCCGCGCGCCATACGAAGGCGGAGCGCGGTGTAGAGGTCTTCCAGCGCCACCCGCTGACGGGTGATGACGCTGGCCTCGCGATGCAGGGTCTGGATTGCGAACGCCAACTCGTCGACAGTCGCGGACTCCAGCGCCACAACCTCGCTGTGGCCAGCGGGGTTGCGATAGCGGATGTCGGCGGGAAGGAATTCGCTGTACAGCGAGGGCGCACGCTGGCGCAGCAGCGCAACCGGATTGGTGCTCATGGCTCAGTTCTCGGAGATGGTGGTCAGGCGGAAGGTCGGCTTGCCCGGCTTCACGGTGCGGGCGCTGGCGAACTGCTCGCGGAGCGAGGGCGGCCAGTTGTTGAACCGCGACTCGCTGACGGCGTAGTCGACGTCGATGAAGTCCTCGACCTTTTCGCCGGCAGCAGCGATGCGCTGGGCGATGGCGGCGAGCTTGGTCTGGTCCCAGGACACCCGCTTCGGGACGTCGACGGTGACGCGGACAGCGCCGTCGTCGATGTGCACGGTGCCGAAGTCTTTGCCGGCATCGGCGCGGACTTTCTGGATGCGCTCGGCGTAGCTCTGATCCAGCGCGGCATCCACCTTGGCGCGCTGCTGCTTGTGCCAGATGAGAAGGTCGTCGAGGTTGCGGACGATCTCGGCGAGCTGGCTCGTCGGCAATGCGGCAAGATCAGCGACACTGAGAGCGGTGAGACGGTCGGGCAGAACGGTCATTGCAGTCATGGCCGCCACCTCACGCCGACGCGTGCTGGTAGGTGGACTCGTGCAGCACCCGGCGTTCGAAGTCGATCACCGACTCCAGCGGGTAGCCGACGCGCTTGGACAGCTTCAGGTACTTCGGGCCGCGGCCCTCCGAGCGCCACCGCTGCAGGGTTTTGGGGCTCACGCCCCAGCGGTTGGCGACCTCGTTTTCGTTAAGAACCCGGCGGTCGCCGGGAGCCAGTTCGCTGATGGGCGGGGTGGTGCGGGCTTGCGCTTGCAT